CTACTTGAATAGCGAGTTCAAGGATTGCACATCATCTGCTTTTGTGCTTTCTGTAACATGAGCATATATTTCTGTAGTTTTAATAGAAGCATGTCCTAATAATCGTGACACCGTGATGAGTTGTGCTCCATTTTTTATTAATTGAGTAGCAAAGGTATGCCTAAGTGCATGGAACTTCTTATAAGGCACGTCTATGCCTTCAAAAGCCCTTTTCCATGATCTTAATAGATTTCTACTGTCGATATATGTTCCTGTTTCAGAAGGGAATAGCAGGTCGTTATCTTGATATAATTCACCTAGTTTTAATTTTTCTTCAATTCGGATCTTGTTCAATTCAGCGAGGTCTTTTTTTAATTCTGTGGGTATTGGAACTTTTCTTATGGATTTTTTAGTTTTGGGTCTAGTAACTATTGTTTCATAACTATAATTGTCTGCATCATCATAAAGTTTTGCGAAACTTAATGTTTTAGTAACTTGGACAACCATATTTTTAATATCAGTTTTTTTGAGTGCTAATATTTCTCCTTGTCTTAGTCCAGTACCTAGAGCAAATTTGACCATTATTTTTAATTTCTTATTTTTTATACCTTCTAGTAGTACAGGTATTTCTTCATCTGTAAAAGTCTCAACCGTTCCCTCATCTTCTATGAACAAATCTATTTCCCCTACATCTTCTTCTTTTTTATAAACATCTAGTTTTATCCCAGTGCAAGGATTTCTTAGTAAATATCCTTCAATTACTGCATATTTAAAAAACATATTTAATACTTTATGAAGATTTTTAATTTGAGAATAAGACTTCCCTTGTTCATGTAATTTATTATAGCACCTCTGAACATTCACCCTTTGAATATCTTCTAAAATCATAAAACCTAAACTACTTTCTTCTACATAATTTCTATAGATTCCCTCATATCTTTCGAAACTTGTAACCTTTATTCCAGATACTTTGAGAACATCCCATACCCAATTAAACATTGCCATTGAGAGTGAGTCCCTAATACTAATATGGTTTATTCCAAGAAGCTTATTTTTCATCCAACCATCTTTTTGATTTTCAGCATCCGTCTTAGAAGTACCATAAAAATTTTTAATAACATCTTTTCCTTTTCTATCTTTTCCTATTGTGACCCTTAAACGATAATAATCTATACCGTTTATGTTGCAATTTGTTTTTACTGCCATTATAGGCCTCCTTTCTTAAACTTATGTTCTTTGTTTATTTATATTAAAGAGCCAATCAAGGCTCTGAATATCATGTATGTAATTATCTTTATTCTATTATTTCCAATACAGATAAAGGGTCGAAATATACCACATAATTATCTATTTGACAATATAGTCCATATATACATTTAAAATGTGTAAGTGCCATTTCTATAAATGATTCAGTTACCCCTAAAAATTCTGATAACTCATACCTATTTCTTACACCAGCATTAAACGCACCTATAAAATCCTCAACTACGATTAATTTTTGGACTGCCCATCTTCTGGCCTTAATCTCCTGCTTTATATTTTCTGTTTTAGACTGATCTGAGATATCTCCAAAAGTAGTGTAGTGATGGCCTATTTCCTCAGCTAAAGTACAAGTTTTAGTTTTAGTGCATTCTATATTTTTGTTTAATAGAATTAAATTATCGGAATTAGTTTCAATATAATAGCCTGAAATATCATCAGGAAGATTTGCTGTATCATCTACGATAACATTATTTTCAACTTCCATCAGTAGTTTTTCATATCCTCCCATAAAAAAACCTCCCTATTTTTCTCTTTTTGCTAATGCAATTTGAATTGCTAATTTTATTTTTTCTATTTCTGAATCTGATAGCGGTCCGTCATGACCTACTTTATGTGCTGCTTGAGTCAATATTTCTATCTCGCTTAGAGTTCTATCATCTTTACTAGAGGATTTTTTTTCATCAGATAACCCTATTAAATAATCTAAGCTTACGTTAAAGTATTTGGATAATATTCTAGCATACTCCATTGAAGGTTCAGCTTTATTATTTTCCCATCTAGATATCATAGATTTAGAAGGAGTTACTCCATATTGTTTTAACTGCTCTACCATTTCGTCCATTGATAAAGATTTCTCTTCTCTTAGAGATTTTAGAATTTCACCTATACTTTTCATATAATTAACCATCCTTTTTAATTGTTTTATTAGAGTATATCATATAAATTCCATAATGGGAACAATTTTTTATAAAAAATCAAAAAATGTTATTGACAAAGGAACGAGGGTTTAATATACTATAACCAAGAAGTTCCAGAAAAGGAACGAAAAGGAAGGGAGGAGAGAGCTACATTATGAAAGGATATCCTAAAGTAAAAGGTTTTTTAGTAGAAAATGGAATAAGGCAAAAATATGTTGCGAATATGCTGAATATGTCCATATCAACTTTTAATAATAAGTTAAATGGCATTGGGGATTTTACTATAACGGATGTAAAAAAAATGTGTGCCGAATTAGAAATTAAAGCCGATATTTTTTTTAACGACTATGTTCCCAAAAAGCAACGTAAAAAATTACATGGGAGTCAAATAGAAAGGAGGAACGAGAATGAATAATTTAATAAATATTCAAGACAGAAATGGTCAATTAATAGTTAGCAGTAGAGAAGTAGCAGAGAATTTCGAGAAGGAACATAAGCATGTTATGGAATCAATAAGGGAATTGGAAACATCGGTCGAAAATTCGGCACATCTTTTTATACCAAGTAAATATAGAGACAGTTACAAGAGAGAACAAAGTGAATATCTTCTAACAAGAGATGGATTTACATTATTAGCAATGGGGTTCACAGGTAGAAAGGCTTTGGAATGGAAACTCAAGTATATTGAAGCTTTTAATAAGATGGAAAACGCATTAAAAGAAGTCTACCATATTTCACAGACTGCAATAGTCAATAACATCATGGAGGCTTTAGAAGATAAGCTAATAAACACTATAGATAAAAGATTATCTGTATATGAAGAAAACTATAGACCAACTCATGCAAATAAAATAGACCTTAATAACTACATTAAAAATAGTCTAGGTGATGATAGAGAAGTCGGAGAGGTTAACTTAGTAAAACAAAGAGTTTTATTAATGTTAGATGCCGATGCGTGGCAAGATATTCCTTATAAGAAATTGACGGATAATATTAGATTAATTGATGAGAGTATAAGAGCAATAAAAAGCTTTAGAACTAAATTACAGTTAAGTCTATTTGAGAATTGATTTAATGGAGGTGCAACTATGGAAGCCAAACTTATATCAGTAAAACAAGCTGCTAAGCTATACGGATTTCCTCAACAAGAGCTATATAGATTAGTAGCTAATAAACAAGTACCCTATATTGAAATAGAAAGCCTTTCAGGTAATAAGATGAAAAAGATAAATACTAGAACCTTTGAGGAATGGCTAAATAATTTATCGAGAGAAAATGCAAGTATATAGGAGGTCTAAGTAATGAACATCAAATACTTAAACTACTATGTACAGAAATGTATTAAAAATGGTGTTAAGCCAAGCTGGCAAGGTTTAAGGCTTTGGTATGAAACTACAAATATAAGTTTTTAGTGATAGGAGAGATAAGTTTGAAGAGATTAACAATAAAGTACATGAATGGGGGCAAGACAGATATATCAAATAAACGGAGAGGATTAACTAATAAATTCTTTCAGAAATATATGGACCAATACGGAAGGCCAATTAGTAATGTTAAATCAGCAATACTGTATACGTACCCATTGAAGAATAATGAACCTTTGGTACTGATAGAAGATGGCAAAATAGTTAATGAATTATAGGAGGTGTAATACTTGACAGATGAATATAGACAAGCTCTAAAAGAACTTGAAAAGGCTAGGGCTAATTATGATGAAACACCAGACGAATTTGAAGGTGTAGCTTATCACGAGTTAAAGGCAGCAGAGGAAAGAGTTATGGCCATTATTAGAGAACAGAGGATGGTGAGAAAATGAAAATAATATTTGATAAAAAGCTTTTTAAAAGACATGCACCTAAAAATATACAGAAGGTACTAAGTCATCATGTGGATTTGATAGATGGAAAGGAAGTTAGTTTTGAAGGAGAAGAAGGCTTTGGAACTGTTGAATATGAGGATGAAGGAGAAAAGCTTGAATTATATCCAATTTATCCTGATTGGTGTAGGGAGGAGGTGTAATAGGTGGATTACAAAGTAAAATGCCCATATTGTGGATTTGAAAATAAAGTATATGTGGGGCCTGATTTTTATCTTCCTAAAGAAGTCATTACTTGCGATATTGACGAGGGAGGATGTGATAAGGATTTTGTATTAAGTGTAGATAAGAAAGTTATATTAAAGACTTTTAAAATTGAAGGGGAGGAATAAATCATGACTAAATGTTTTGCAGATGATGGAACTATATGTATAGCTTTGAAAGTAAAAGAATGTAGAGGTTGTGCTTTCTTTAAAACAACTGAACACAAAATTAAAGATGATGAAAGAACTAAGAAAAGATTAGATTCTTTAAAAGATAAGATTGTAAATATCTATTTTTAAAGGGGGTGTCAGTTGCGGATGAAAAAATAGAAGACTTAATAAAAGAATATAGAAAAAGGGCAGCCGGTCACTATAGAGATTTTCAACAAGTAGAAGGTTCAGAAAAACAGATAAGTGTTGGACGCTTCATTTGCTATGCATTGGTAATTATGGAACTTGAAGAATTATCGGAAAGTAATGTTAAATAATCTAAAGAGGTGATTATGTGATAGATGAAGTCATTAAAGAAGCAGCTAAGATTATGAGGGAAAATCCATCAATGAAATTTTATGAAGCAATAATTGAAGCTAAGAAGATCTTGAAAGAAAAAGACCTTCAGGACGGCAATCCTAAAAGGTCAAAAATAAAAATATCCAATTAAATTATAACATAGGAGGTATAAAAATGGAATTAGAAATTAAAGTTAACATAAATGGTTTGGATCAGTTGACAGAGGCATTGGCTTTGATAGGTAGTGCTTTAGCTTATCAGAAAGGAATGATTAATACAGCAGATGCAGCAGTAAATCTAATGTTAGATGTTACTGATAAAGTAGAGGATCTTACAGAAGAAACTCCAGAACCAAAGAAAGAAGAAATAAAAGTAACAGAAAAACCAAAGAAAGAAGAAATCAAAGTAAAAGAGGAGCCTAAAGAAGTAGTGGCAGAAGGACCACCTTCAATTACTATTGAACAGGTAAGAGCTGCTTTTATGGCTAAGAATTCAAAAGGCAATACTGAAAAGTTAAAATCCATTCTTAGTGATTTTGGAGTTAGGAAGGTTACAGATTTAGAGGAAAAGGACTTTCCAGCAGTGTTAAAGGCATTGGAGGAGATTTAATGACGAAACATGCACTATTAAGTGCTTCAAGTGCTGAAAGGTGGTTAAATTGTACTCCTAGTGCAAGACTTTCAGAAAGATATGATGACACTACAAGTACTTATGCTGCTGAAGGAACTTTAGCCCATAGTTTAGGAGAACTACAACTTCAATTAGCACTTAAATCCATTACAAAGAAAAAATACAATGAGGAATTAAAGAAGTTAAAGACTGATGAATTATTTTATGAAGGTATGGTAGATGAAGTAGAAGACTATGTAAATTATGTACTAGAAACTTATCATGAAGCAGTGGGCAGGTCAAAAGATGCTGTAATATTTCTAGAAGAAAGATTAGATTTTAGTTCTTATGTACCTGAGGGATTTGGTACTGGGGACTGCATTATAATAGCTGATGGTGAGATGGAAATCATTGACCTTAAGTTTGGAAAGGGTGTAGAGGTAAGCCCTATTAACAACCCTCAATTAAAGCTTTATGCATTGGGAGCTTATGACAAGTATGGATTTATTTATGGAATAGAAAAAATCACTATGACCATAGCACAAGTAAGGCTCAATAATATTTCATCCTGGACCATAACTTCATCTATGTTAGAAGAATGGGCAGAAGCTGAATTAAGACCTAAGGCAGCAGTAGCATTTGAAGGCAAAGGAGAAACTGTTCCAGGTAGTTGGTGTACATTCTGCAAAGTAAGACAGATTTGTAAGGCTAGAGCTTATATGAATAAAGGTCTATATAACAAATTTCAAAAGGATCCTAATCTATTAAATATTGAAGAGATAGCTGAAATATTAGGACAGGCTAGTGATATTGAGAAATGGGCCAAAGAAATAAAAGATTATGCATTAGATGAAGCTTTAAAAGGTACCAGATATCCTGGATTCAAATTAGTAGAAGGAAGATCTAATAGAAAGATTGAAGATGAAGATGCCCTTGCTACAGTATTGCTAGATAAAGGCTATAAAGAAGATAAGATTTACAAACCAAAAGCTTTAGAAGGCATTACAAACTTAGAAAAGCTAATAGGTAAAAAGAAATTTACGGAATTAGCTGGAGAGCTAATTACCAAACCACCAGGAAAACCAACATTGGTTACTGAAGATGATAAAAGACCTGAATTAGATTCAGCTGAGGAAGATTTCTTTTAAAAATAAAATATATTTAGGAGGAAAATTAAATGAAATTTGAAAAGTTTGTTAAAAGTTTAGGAGTTAATGGTGTGATACATGAGAGAAAAAATGGAGATAGATGGATAAGTGGATTTAGTGCATCAATGAAGATTCCTGAAAATGTTAAAGGGGTTATGGGAAAAGTAATTGCGGAAATGCCTGATGTTATAGAAGAGTATATTAAATACGAACTCTCAGCTGTCCCTTGTGAGCTTTTTAGAGCTTATATGCCAGAAGCTGATTCTGCAATTAAAGATTGTATAAGAGTTTTTAAAACTCAAGATAAGCAATACGAATGCGGTATACGAAACAATGATTTTGCTTTGATTGAAAAGTCTGATGTTGTTGAAATGTATATAGGAACAAATTCTGATACATTTGAATATGAACCAAAGGTCTTGTTAATTAAGAGATTTACCACAGATATAAAAGATCCTGAACTTGTGGGATTAATATTACCACATAAATTTGATTAGAATATTAAGAATTTTTACAAATAAAAAATAAAGGGAGAGATTAAATAATGAAAGCTATATTAAAAAATGAAACTAAGGTAATTACAGGAAAGGTTAGATTAAGTTATGCAAATATATTCGAGCCAAAATCAATAAATGGGAGTGAACCAAAATACTCAGTATCACTAATTATTCCTAAAGATGATACCCAAATGGTTAAAGTAATTGAAGAAGCTATTCAAAATACAATTGAGAGGGACAAGACTAAGTTAGCAAATAAATCAGGTAAGGTTCCAGCAAACTTAAAAACTCCTTTAAGAGATGGAGATATAGATAGACCAGATGATGAAGTATATGAGGGATGTTACTTTATAAATGCTAATTCGACTAAGGCACCAGCAGTTGTAAGTACTGAGAAAGATAGAACTACAGGTAAAGCTATAACTTTAGGAGAAGATGAAGTTTACAGTGGTTGTTATGCAAGAGTAAGTATTAATTTCTATGGATTCAATACTAACGGAAATGTAGGAATAGCTTGTGGTTTAGGTAATGTTCAGAAAGTAGAAGATGGAGAAAGATTAGGTGGAGGATCATCTGCAGAGGAAGACTTTGAATTTGAAGAAGTGGATGTTGATGATGATTTCTTGAACTAATAGGGGCTGATTATATTGTCAGAGATGTGGAAAGATATTCCTGGTTATGAAGGGGCTTATCAAGCCTCTTCTCTAGGAAGAATAAGAAGTTTAGATAGATATGTTAATTGTGCTCATAATGCTAAAAGAAAAGTGAAGGGCAGAGTTTTAAAGCCTGGGCGATACAGTGATAGTGGGCATGTATCAGTAGTTTTAGGGAAAGGGACTAATGGGAAACCTGTGCATCAATTAATTATGTTAACTTTTAAAGGTGAAAGGCCAGAAGGTTTAGACATTAGGCACTTAGACGGAAACCCTCTCAATAATCGTATAGAAAACTTAACCTATGGGACTAGAACAGAAAATATATTAGATGTTTACCACAATGGTGGGAGATGGAGAAAGCTAACAAAACAACAGGTTAAAAATATAAGAGTTCTCATAGCAAGAGGAATCAGAATTAAAGATATTGCAGAAATCTATAATGTATCCGACCACACTATCTATAACATCAGGAAAAGGAGGATATATGATTGGATACCTTAAGCGTGGATATTGAAACCTATTCAGATATTGATATAAATGCAAATGGAGTCTACAAATACGTAGACTCCAATAATTTCAAAATTTTACTCTTTGCATATGCTTTTGATGATGAAGATGTAGCAATAGTAGACTTAGAAAATAAAGAAGAATTACCGGAAAGAGTAATGAAAGCTTTACTAGATAAGAATGTGATTAAGACTGCATTTAATGCTCAATTTGAAAGAGTGGCCATAAATAAATATTTTGGTATTAAAACTGAAAATTGGGATTGTACTATGATAAAGGCTTGGTCTTTAGGTATAACAGGAGGACTTGATAATGTAGGGAAAGTTATAGGGCTTGATGAAGATAAACAGAAGCTAACTATAGGTAAAAAACTCATTAAGATATTTTGTAATCCTAAACCAGATAGAAAAAATAAAAATCAAATTGCAATGTTTAAAGAAACTGAAAGAGTATTACCTACTGATATGCCAGAGGAATGGCAGCAGTTTAAAGAATATTGTATAAGAGACGTTGAAGTTGAAAGGAATATAAGAAAGAAGCTTGAGAGGTTTGAAACTATAGATGCAGAAAAGAAATTATATGAGCTAGATCAAAAGATTAATGATAGAGGAGTATTAATTGATTTAGATATGGCTGAAAACGCTATATCCATAGACTTGGAACAGACCAATAGACTTACAGAATTATTTACTAAAGCTACTGGCATGGTCAACCCTAATAGTTTATCAGAGCTTAAAAAATATATTAAAGAAAAGACCGGTAAGAGTGTGAAAAGTATTACTAAGGATAACCTTGAAAAGCTTCAGGAGAAATTTAAAAACTATCCTGATATATTAATAGCCTTAGAGATAAGACAAGCATTGTCCAAGACTTCCATATCTAAGTATAAAAAGATGATAGAGGTTACTTGTGAAGATAAAAGAGCTAGGGGATTACTACAATTTTATGGAGCCAGTACTGGTAGATGGGCAGGTAGATTAATCCAGGTTCACAATCTACCACAAAATCATATTAAGGATTTAGATACTGCTAGAGAATTAGTCAAGAATGGGGATTTAGAGCTACTTGAAATGATGTATGACAATCCATCTGATGTACTAAGTCAATGTATCCGGCCAACAATTATTCCTAGTCCTGGTAAGAAGTTTATAGTAAGTGACTTTAGTGCAATTGAAGCAAGAGTCATAGCCTGGATTGCTGGGGAGAAATGGAGACTTGATGTATTTAATAGTCATGGAAAGATTTATGAAGCTTCAGCCTCTCAAATGTTTAACGTACCCATAGAAGAAATTACAAAAGGTAGTGAATTAAGACAAAAAGGAAAGGTAGCAGAATTAGCCTTAGGATATCAGGGAAGTGTCGGAGCTCTTAAGCAGATGAAAGCTTTAGAGATGGGATTATCTGAAGAGGAATTACAACCTTTAGTTGATACCTGGAGAGCAGCTAATCCTAAAATCAAACAGCTATGGTATAACACAGAAAATAAAGTAATGGAAGCTATAGCAAATAGGACTACAGTTCAGATTAATAAATATATTAAAGCTATTTATAGCAGTGGAATTTTATTTATAGAACTACCAAGTGGTAGAAGATTAGCTTATCCAAAACCAAGACTTATAGATCATGATAAGTTTCCTGGTAAAAAGAAAATTGTATTTGAAGGTATGAACTCAACAACCAGACAATGGGGTTGGATTGACACCTATGGTGGGAAACTGGTAGAGAATATTATTCAAGCTATAGCAAGAGACTGCTTAGCCTATTCTATGCTCCAATTAGAGAAAAAGGGCTATGAAATTGTAATGCATATTCATGACGAGGTTGTAATTGAAGTTGAAGAAAAGAAAGATGAATTAAAAAATATAACCGATCTTATGGGTCAAGAAATCCCATGGGCAAAAGGATTACCCCTTAGGGCAGATGGTTATGAATGTAGTTATTATCAGAAGGATTAAAGGAGGTATGAAAATGGATATTGAAAGAGCAATAGAGTACCTAGAAGAAAACGGATATATTGTTATAAAGTGTACAAAGCAAATGTTTAAGGATATGGATGACTGTACAGAAAAACAAGATAAAGACTGTTCAATTTGTTCTTGTAATATTTGTATTTTGAACCAATAGACATAAGGTTGTGATTCTATGAAAAGTGACAAAGTTATTGAGAATACAAAACAATTAAATAATAGTAGAAAAATATTTATAGCTACTGGTAGAAGCAGAAAAGAAACTAAGTGGAAGAACATAGAGATTACTTATGAATCTCTTATTGATAAGCTACAGACAACCACTAGGACAAGAGAAACATTTAATGAATATAAGAAGATGAGTAAAACTCAAAGGGATGAAATTAAGGACGTAGGTGGTTTTGTAGGTGGCAGTCTAAAGGATGGTAGAAGAAAGGCAGAAAACATAGCTAATAGATCTCTATTAACTTTAGATATGGATACGGTGGATATGTCTATCAATGACTTATGGGACAGCATTACAATGTTTAATGATTATGAAATTCTAATGTATTCTACCCACTCTCATGAACCTAAAAGTCCAAGACTTAGACTTGTTATTCCTTTAGATAGAACAGTTCTTCCTGATGAATATCAAGCTATAGGTAGAAAGATAGCAGAAGAAATTGGAATAGATATGTTTGATGACACTACTTATGAGCCAAGTAGACTTATGTACTGGCCATCTACCAGTAGTGATGGAGAATATATCTTTAAAAGACAAGAAGGTCATTGGCTAAGCCCAGATTTGGTCTTAGCTAAATATTTAGATTGGAGAGATGTATCGTTTTGGCCAGAGAGTTCCAGACAATCGGTGCGGATCCATTCTCAGATTAAAAAGCAAGAGGATCCTCTGGAAAAGAAGGGAATTATAGGGGCTTTCTGTAGGACCTATAGTATATCTGAAGTAATAGATAAGTTCTTAAATGAGGTTTATATCCCTACTAATGTAGAAGGTAGATATACCTATAGTGAAGGTTCTACAGTAGGTGGATTAGTTGTATATGAAGATAAGTTTGCATATTCACATCATGGAACAGACCCTACTAGTGGAATTTTATGTAATGCTTTTGACTTAGTAAGAATTCATAAATTTGGAATTAGAGATGAAGAAGCAAAGGAAGATACTCCAGTAAATAGGATGCCAAGTTTTACGGCCATGAGTGAATTTGCAAGTTCAGATGATAACGTTAAGTTAACGTTAGGTTCAGAAAGACTTAATGAAGCTATGGATGATTTTGACCTAGAAGGTATAGAGGATGTAGAAATAGATACGGAGTGGCTAAAATCACTTGATTATGATAATAAGGGAAATCTTAGAAATACAATTGATAATGCTGTTATTATCCTGGAGAATGATCCAAGGATTAAAGAAAAATTAATTTATAATGAGTTTTCAAATAGGGCTACAGTAGTTGGAAAACTTCCTTGGAGTGATGAAGTAAATAGAGATTGGCAGGATGATGATGATTCAGGAGTTAGACATTTTCTAGAAAGTAATTATAACCTAACCGGTGCTAGTAAAATATCTGATGCAGTTACTATAGTTTATCAGAAAAATAAGATTCACCCTGTTAGAGAATATTTAGAAAAACTTACCTGGGACGGGATTAAAAGAGTGGAGACACTACTTACTGATTACTTAGGTGCTGAAGACAATATTTATACTAGGGCAGTTATTAGAACTCATCTTACTGCAGCTGTAGCTAGAATATTTAAACCAGGATGTAAATATGATACCATGCTTACCTTAACAGGACCACAAGGAATAGGTAAGAGTACTTTTATTAGATACCTGGCCAAGGATTGGTTTAATGACAGTTTAGAAACTGTTAAAGGTAAAGATGCTTATGAACAACTTCAAGGAAGTTGGTTACTAGAAATGGGTGAGCTTACAGCTACTAGGAAAGCAGATATTGAAGCAGTAAAACTCTTTTTATCTAAGACAGAGGATATTTATAGAGTTGCTTATGGCAGAAGGACCTCAAGGTTTAAAAGACAATGTATATTTTGGGGTACTTCAAATGATAAAGAATTTTTAAGAGATAAAACTGGTGATAGGAGAACTTGGCCAGTAGATTGTGGAGTTGTGGAAATAAAAAAGAGTGTATTTAAAGATTTGAAAAATGAAGTAGATCAGATATGGGCAGAGGCTGTTGAAATGTATAAAAGTGGTCATAAATTACACCTAGAAGGTAAAGAGGCAGAGGAAGCAGTTAAGCAGCAAAGGGAGCACGCAGAGGATAGCCCTAAGGCAGGTTTAATAGAAGAATACTTAAATAGGGATTATCCGATTAACTGGGATGAAATGGATTTATATGAAAGAAGATCATATTTAGAGGATATGGATGATGACTTTGATACAAAAGCCAGTACACACAAAATGAAGAAGGACAAGACCTGTGTTTTAGAGATTTGGTGTGAGCTTTTTAAAGGGGAACCAAAATCTTTAACACCAATTTTAAGTAGAGAAATAAATGATATTTTAAGGACTTTAGATGGGTGGGAAAGGTCAAAAGGAGCTTTAAGATTTGGAAAATTATATGGTTCACAAAGAGCTTTTACCCGTAAACAAAATTAGAAAAATCTTGTTTACATCTGTTCACACTTTAAAATTCTGTTTACACCTAAACGTAAACAATGTAAACAGGTGTAAACAAAAAATATTAACTTTGTTTACATCTTAAAACAAGTAATATCAATATATTGAGTGCAAGTGTAAACAGTGTAAACACAATATATATAAAAGAGGTAAAAGTATATATTAGGCACGTATACGTATATACACATATGCCTAATACGTATATATAAGAGTTTTAAACATTTTCGTTTACATTGTTTACACTGGATAAATCGAAGAGGTGTTTTATGTTAGAAAATAAAATAGAAAAGGAATTAAAATCACAAGTTAAAAAAATAGGTGGTAAAGCATATAAATTTTCGTCTCCTGGTAACAATGGGGTACCAGATAGAATTGTTTTATATAAAGGGCAGTGTTATTTTGTTGAGTTGAAAAAACCAGGAGAAGATCTCCGACCACTTCAAAAAGTAGTAAAAAAAAGATTTAGAGAACTAGGATTTGAAGTTTATGTAATAGACAGTATTGAAAAAGTAGGTGAATTTATAAATGAAATTTATACCCCATGATTATCAGAAAGTAGCCAAAGATTTTATATTGGATAGACAAGCTGCAGGATTATTTCTTGACATGGGACTTGGGAAAACAGTAACTACACTAACAGCCATAGAAGAATTAAAAAATGATTACCTTGAAGATATAAAGGTACTGGTTATAGCACCAAAGAGAGTAGCAGAGGATACCTGGACTACAGAATATGAAAAATGGGATCATTTAAAAGATTTAAAGGTAATTAAAGTTTTAGGAACTCCTAAGGAGAGAAAATTAGCATTACAACAAGAGGGAGATATCTATATTATTACCAGGGATAATATAGCATGGCTTGTAGAATTACTTGGACGAAAGTGGGATTTTAATACAATAGTTATAGACGAATTATCAAGCTTTAAAAGTAATACTAGTAAGAGATTTAAAAAGCTAAAAACAGTAAGACCTTTAATGAAAAGGGTAATAGGCCTTACTGGGACCCCAGCACCTAATGGTTATATGGATCTATGGAGTCAAGTCTATTTATTAGATAGAGGGGAAAGACTGGGAAACACAATAACAGAATTTAGAAAAAGATATTTCAATACACTTTATAGACCTGGATACAATGATTACGAATTACGAGAAGGAGCAAAGGAAGAAATAGATGAAGCATTAAAGGATCTTTGTATAAGCATGAAAGCAAAAGATTATTTAAAGTTGAAAGAACCACTATATATTAATCGTATAGCCAAGCTTGATAAAAAAGAATTTGAAACCTATAAGAAGATGGAAAGGGATGCGGTATTAGAATATGATGCTGAAGATATAACAGCTTTAAATGCTGCAGCTGTATCAAATAAATTACTTCAATTGGCAAATGGAGCAGTATATACAGATACAAGAGAAGTAATAAGGATACATGATAAAAAATTAGACATTTTAGAAGAATTAATAGAAGAAGCTAATGGAGAACCGGTACTTGTATTTTATAACTTCCAGCATGATAGAGATAGAATTCTTGAAAGATTTAAGAAAGATGTTAGAATCCTGGAAGATGAAAAAGATATAAAAGATTGGAACAATAGAAAGATTAGAATACTTTTAGCACATCCAGCAGGTGCAGGACATGGGCTTAATCTTCAAGCTGGAGGAAGTATAATAATCTGGTTTGGACTTAACTGGAGCTTAGAACTATATCAACAAGCTAATGCAAGATTAGCAAGGCAAGGGCAAAAAGAAACAGTTAGAATATACCACATAATAGCTGAAGGCACTAGAGATGAAGATGTGTTAGAAGTATTGAAAGGTAAGAATTTAAGACAGGAGGAATTACTTAGAAAACTAAAAGCTGAAATTAAAAGGAGCTGATGTAGTTGTTTAGTTATAACGTAGCAGAGGCAATACCTTATAAGAATTTTAAAGAAATGATAAATATAGTTAGTCAGGAATTAAAGAAAAATCGTTATGTTGAAGTTTGGGACAAGTTTATTTATTCAGCGGAGAAATGGGAGGAGAATGATGGATACTGATTTTAGAGAAGAGTTGATAAAAGCTATTACAGTTGTATCAACTACTACGGGAATGACAGTAGACGAATGTATTAAGCAAGCTTTAGTTTTATTAGAGGAGGAGAAGTATGAGGGTAATAGATGATGTAAATAGACGAAAATTTGAAACGGGAGCGGTTAGAGATATAGGAATAGATAAAGGAAGGTATGATTTACTTCCTTGGGATGCAATACATGAATTAGCCATTCATTGTGAGCAAGGAGCAATTAAATATGGTGAGAGAAATTGTGAAAAAGGTATTCCTATACATTCATTGATAGATTCAGCAATTAGACATTTAAGTTGTTATATGAGAGGAATGAAAGATGAGCCACATCTAAGAGCAGCAATGTGGAATATAGCTTTTGCAATATGGACGGAGAAAAATAAACCAGAAATGCAGGATATACCTTTTAGATAAAGAGGTGATACTATGAAAGAACTTCTTAAACAATATAATGACTTGATTGAGGAAATTAAAGATTTAGAAAGGGAAATAGAGAGACTTGAAAAGTTAGATTTAAAACATGAAAAAGATAAAGTCAAAGGATCTAATCCATATTTTCCTTATCAACTAAGGAATTTCACAATAGCAGGATATAACATTCTTGAAGAAGAAAAAATAAATAATAGAATATCTAGGAAGAAAAATATTTTATATAAAAGAAAATCTGAGTGCGAAGATTTAAAGCTACAAATAGAGGAATTTATATTTAATATTCCAGATAGTAGGACAAGGAGAGTTTTTCATTATAGATATATTGATGGATTGGAATGGTTACCTATAGCTATAAGAATGGGTAAAGTACACGAGAGTTATCCGAGGAAAATACATGATAGATATTTGGAGAGCTTAGGAAAATGAGTGAATTATTTATTAAATATCAAGATTAATAAAATAAATTTAAGTTTGGGCGGTTTGGGCGAATTAGATATGTTAATATGGTAGTAAGTGGAAGTATATAAAGCAGCCAAAGAATTATGAACTTAGGATTCGTATTTTCTTGGCTGCTTTTTTCATACATAAAATTAAGGCAGGTGGTATTAAGTGAAACTAACACCAAAACAGAAAATATTTGTTGATGAGTACCTGGTAGATCTTAATGCTACCAGGGCATATAAAGCAGCCAAAGAATTATGAACTTAGTTCGTATTTTCTTGGCTGCTTTAGTAATTAATCTTTGTCTAAGCACAATTCATCGAGTGTGACTTCAAGAGCCTTTGCAAGTTTAATAGCTGTAGATACTCTACAATCATTATTTTTTTCTATATCCTGAATGGTACGACGAGGGACTCCTGATACTTCTACAAGCTGAGGAACACTTAAACCTTTGGACAGTCTAATTTCACGTAAACGCATATTATCGCTTCCTTTCGGTGATGATAGTTAATATAGTATTTACTATAAATAGAACTATTATAATTATGTCAATCCAAGAGAGATTAGACAAATCAACTATTTTTAGAATGATAAATAAAAGTAAAAAGATTGAAAATATATTATTGTCAGTTTTCATTTTTGACAGTGGTATGATATAATTAAATTACCCTAGAAAGGGAGGGGCTTTCGCCCCTTTGGCTCTTACTTTTTCTTGGTTAGTTCCTTTAGTTTGCCGACTATTTGGAGGGTTAACCAGATTATTGTAAGAGCTTTTATTATATCATCCACTTCCTCGCCTCCTTTCTATATTTATATTATAGCACGTTATTTCGTGCTATGTCAATAGTTTTTAATAAAATTTTTAATAAATATTTTATGGCACTTACTTGGGTAGGTGCTTTTATTATTGGAGTTGGTAGTATGGCAAGAGACTTTGCAAAGAAGTTTTATAACAGCAAAGAATGGGCTAAGTGCAGAGAAGGATATAAGCAATCAGTATATGGAATATGTGAAAGATGTGAGCAACCAGGAGATGAGGTTCATCACATTATTTATTTAACACCAGAGAATATTAATGATCCATATATAACTTTATCTTGGGATAACTTAGAGTTGTTATGTATGAGCTGTCATAGTAAGGAGCATATGAGTAAGTATGATGTAGTAAGAGATGATGTTATGTTTGATGAGAAAGGAGAGTTGATTAAGAGATGAAAGACCATGACATTGAATGCCTAGCAATGGCAATTGTAAATCACACTAATGAAATAAATAATGTAGATGTAGATGTGGATATAAGGCAAAGAAATAATGATTTATGTTTTGATTATGCTAGGGATAAAATTAAAGATTATATCATTGGCATTGATCTATCAGAGGGTAAGGACTGGACACCTATACCCCCCTATAAATAATACGGGAATCATCTGCATGAATACCACGTGTCCAGGTACGGAGAACGCGCAGGAGATTTTCACATAACCCCCACCCCTAAAATCATACAAAAGGCAGGTGAAAGATATGAGTAAAAACAAAGAAGTAAACAAAGATACATTAGTAAAAAGAGAGATAACAAGACTTACTAACTTATATAAAGATATAGAAAAAAATAGGAGACTATCGGCCAAGGGGTTAATAGAAGAAGCGGCTTTTATGAGGGTGACGCTCACAGAATTAAAAAAGTCTATAGATGAAAATGGTCCAATAGATGAAATGCCCCAGGGTGAATACTCTATCCTAAGAGAACATCCTGCCTTAAAAAGCTATAATACTATGGTACAAAGATATTCTAGTATAATAAAGCAATTAACAGATTTGCTGCCTAAAGAAGTTAAGGTGGTGGAGGATGATGACGGTTTCCAAGAATTCATTAATAATAGAGCCGACTAAGTCTCCGCGTACTGATCCTAATATTGTATTCGGTAAAGTAAAACCTGCAATAAATAAAAAAGGTTTAAAGGAATATCCACGTGATTATAATCCTATTTTAGAATACTGGGAACAAATAAAAACAGGTAAGACATTAGTTTCTAAAAAAGTCTATCAACAGTATGAAGAAATCGTAAAATGGATTGAAGAAGATGGGTACAAGGAATGGTTTTATTCAAGCAGCAGAGCCAACCATATTATAGAGTTTGCTGAAAACTATTGCTGTCACTCTAAAGGTAAAATGGCAGGCAAAAAAGTGGTGTTAGAACTTTGGGAAAAGGCATACTTAGCTAGTGTATATGGCTTTATAGACATAGAAGGCAATAGAAAGCATCAAAGGGTTGTTTTGATTGTAGGAAAAAAGAATGGTAAATCTTTACTGGATTCAATTATGGGGCTTTATGGTTTAGTTGGAGATGGTGAAGGAGGTCCTGAATGTTATGCAGTAGCTACTAAAAAAGACCAAAGTAAAATTGTATGGCTTGAAGCCAAGAGAATGGTTAATAAATCTCCTGTACTGAAAAAAAGGATTAAAACTCTAGTAGGGGAGATTAATTCCGAGTTTAATGATGGAGTATTTAAGGCTTTAGCATCTGATGCAGATAGTTTAGATGGATTAAATATTCATGTAGTAATAATGGATGAATGGCATCAATGGAAAAACGGAAGAGCTTTATATGACATCATGGCTGATGGTGTTACAGCTAGAGATCAACCATTAATTATAATGACTTCTACAGCAGGAACAATAAGAGAAGATATATTTGATGAAATATATGAAGAAGCAGAAATTCAATTCAATAATATGAAATTAGGAAACGAGGTTGATGATAGAACCTTGTTTTTTATTTACGAGTTAGACAAAAAGTCTGAATGGAGAGATGCTAATAACTGGATTAAAGCAAACCCAGGACTAGGTACTATAAAGAAATTAAGAGCTTTACAAGATAAAGCTAAAAGAGTAGCGGATAATTCAAGATTAGAGAAGAACTTTGTATGTAAAGAATTTAATATCAGAGAAACAAGTTCAGAATCATGGCTTACTTTTGAGCAGCTTAACAATACAGCTACATTTGATATAGAAAAATTGAAACCCAGATATGGTATTGCTGGGATTGATTTAGGGGCTACAACAGACCTAACTTGTGCAACGATAATATTCAGAGTACCTGATGATCCGATTCTATATGTGAAACAGATGTATTGGTTGCCGAGTGATTTATTTGAGAAACGAATTAAAGAGGATAAGATACCTTATGATATTTGGTTAGAACAGAAACTTTTAAGGCTTAGCGAGGGCAACAAAGTTAATTACAAAGATGTAACTCAATGGCTATTGGAAGTACAGAATGAAATGGATATCTATATATATAAAATTGGCTATGATAATTGGGGTTCGACTTATCTTATAGACGAATTAAAACAGAACTTTGGAAAAACTGTAGTTGAGTTAGTTGTCCAAGGAGCAAAGACATTTTCAAGTCCAATGAAAAGATTTGAATCAGATTTAGAAGCAAAAAAGATAAATTATGACAATAACCCAATTTTAAAATGGAATCTAAGTAATGCGGCTATAAAGACTGATAGCAATGATAACATAGCTTTAGTAAAAACAAGTAATCCAAGAAGAAGGATTGACGGTGTGGCAAGTTTACTTGATGCATTTATAGTATTAGAAAATCATTATGAAGATTATATGAATATGATTTAGGGGAGGTATTAAAATGATGCTTGAAATATTAGGAGGTAAGGCTATAAAAGCAGATGGAGATGTGCAAGTTGATTGTAAAACTGGAAAAACTGTAATCTATTCTTCAGAAACAACAAAACACCTTATTCTAAACCCTGACGAAATAGTATCAGTTACTATTAATAAGAAAACAGAAATGAAATAATTCAATAGTAATGATTGCAAGGAGGTGAAAACTTGGGATTATTCAACTTTAAAAATAAAAATCCTACAGTAACACGATTTGAAATGGTTACAGAGAAAGGTAATGGATATTTTGCATGGAATGGAAAATTGTATCATTCTGATATAGTTCGTTCATGTATTAGACCTAAAGCTAGAGCAATAGGAAAACTTGTGGCGAAACATATAAGAGATAATTCAGCGGAAGGATTTAAAGTAAATCCGGAACCGTACATCAGATTTATTTTAGAGGATCCTAATCCGTATATGAGCGGTCAAATGTTACAGGAAAAACTTGCTACACAATTAGAACTTAATAATAATGCCTTTGCTTATATACACAGAGATGACAATGGTTATCCTATAGAGATTTATCCAATCTTAGCTTTAAATGCGGAGGCTATATATGATAAGTCTGGATTTCTTTATCTTAAATTTGTAATGAGGAATGGCAAAATGGTTATCTTTCCTTATGCAGATATAATTCATTTAAGACAAGATTATAATGACAACGATATATTTGGTGAAAGTCCTGCAAGTGCTTTAACCTCACTAATGGAGATAGCAAACACAACAGATCAAGGAATTGTAAAAGCAATAAAAAATTCTAATGTAGTAAGGTGGCTCCTAAAATATACCCAATCATTAAGGCCTGAGGATATAAAGAAAAACACAGAGGAATTTGTAAAGAATTATTTATCAACAGAAAGTACAACAGTAGGAGCAGCAGCAACAGATGCAAAAGCTGAGGCAATACAAGTCAATCCTCACGATTTCGTGCCTAATGCGGTGCAGATGGACAAAACTACTCAAAGAATATATTCGTTTTTCAATACAAATGAAAAAATCATTCAATCCAAATACGATGAAGATGAATGGAATGCTTATTTTGAAGGAGTTATCGAACCCCTATCTATGCAGTTAAGTAATGAATATACAAGAAAACTATTTTCCAGAAGGGAAAGGGGTTTTGGAAATAAAATAATCTTTGAAGCTTCAAGCCTTCAATATGCTTCAATGTCTACTAAGCTTAACTTATTACAAATGGTAGATAGAGGAGCGATGACACCTAATGAGTGGAGACATGTTATGAATTTAGGACCTATTGAAGGTGGAAACAAAGTAATAAGAAGGTTAGATACCGCAGTAGTGGAAGGAGGTGCAAATGGTGGCGAAGAAGATTAATATCAAGGGTGATATAGTTCAAAGTAGCGATAAGTGGATATACGATTGGCTAGGGATTGAATGTACAACTCCTAAGGATGTCAGTAAAGCCTTAAATGAAGCAAATGGGCAAGATATAGAAGTAGACATAAATAGTGGTGGGGGAGACATTTTTATCGGTAGTGAAATATATACAGCCATTAGAAGTTATAAAGGAAATAAGCTGATAAACATAGTTGGACTAGCAGCGAGTGCTGCATCTGTAATAGCTATGGCGGGGAAAAGCAGGATAACTCCTACAGGTTTATTTATGATGCATAATGTAACCTCAGGAGCTAGTGGAGATTATAGAGATATGGAGCATAGGGCAGAAATATTAAAAATAGCTAATCAATCTATAGCTAATGCATACAAAGAAAAAACAGGGTTATCCGATACAGAATTATTTAAACTCATGGACAAAGAAACTTGGTTGTCTGCTGAAGATGCAGTAAGGAATGGATTTATTGATGAAGTGATGTTTGATACTTCAAATCAAACGATAAAAGGATTTTATAATAGTTTTAATGGAATTCCATATGAAGCTATAGAAAAAATAAAAAGTCAAATTAAGAAACCGGATATCGAAAATAACGATAATGCGGTTTTTTTATTGCAAGCAAAATTAAATTTATTGAAATTGAAAGGGGATATTTAATATGACTAAAGAACAATATTTAGCTAAAAGAACAGAGTTGTTAAATCAAGCTCAAAAATTTGTAGATGGAGGTAAAATTGAGGATGCAAATTCAAAGATGAAAGAAATAGAAAATCTTGACAATGATTATGAAACGACATCCAAAGCGCAAGCAAATCTAAATGCCTTGAATGACAACACCAGGATTATGAACATTCAAAACCTAGGACAAAACATAGATGGAGAGGTGATAGACACAATGATTAAAGAAGTTGATAAGATAGATATATACAATTCAACTGAATACAGAAAAGCATTTATGAATAATGTACTAAATGGTGTACCAATGCCAGAAAAATTTGTAAATGCTAATGCGAATACAAAAACGACTGATGTAGGCTCTGTTATTCCTACTACATTACTTGAAAAAATCATTGAGAAGTTAGAATCTACAGGTATGATATTACCTTTAGTTACTAGAACAGCATACCAGGGCGGTTTAGCAATTCCAACATCCTCTGTAAAACCTGTAGCAACTTGGACAGCAGAAGGTTCAGGAAGTGATAAACAAAAGAAAACTACTGGAACTATTACATTTAACTACTTTAAATTAAGATGCGCGGTATCTGTATCTTTTGAGGTAAGCGTAGTAACTCTTGGAGTATTCGAGACAACTATAATAAATAATATTGCTGAGGCTATGACTAAAGCATTGGAACAATCAATCATATCTGGAACAGGTTCAGGACAGCCTAAAGGTATATTGACTGAAACACCTGGAGCAGATAAAAATATTGAAATTGGAGCAGCTGATGATGTTACTTATAAGACATTAGTTGAAGCTGAAGCGGCTCTTGATTTGGCTTATGAATCAGAAGCCGTGTGGTGCATGACTAAGAAAACATTCATGAAGTTTATAGGTATGGTTGACAGTCAAAAACAACCTATCGCAAGAGTAAACTATGGACTTGCTGGTAGACCTGAAAGAACTTTATTAGGCAGAACAGTTGTGTTAAATGACTATATGACAAGTCTTGGAGCAACTATTGAAGAAGATGCTGTTGTGGCTTTCTTATTCAATTTCAAAGATTATGTTCTTAACACTAACTATAATATTACTGTTAAGAGATATGAAGATAACGATACAGACGATCAAGTAACAAAAGCTCTTATGTTAGTTGATGGCAAAGTTGTAGATAAAAACAGCTTAGTAACTATAACTAAGAAATTTGCTTAATTAATAAGAGTGGGGTAAAATCCACTCTTATTTTGAATCGAGGTGATAGAAGATGCTGAATAAAGTTAGGGATTATCTTAGAGAAAATGAAGGATATTCAGATGATGAAATACAAGATTTAATAGATGCAGCTAAAGCAGACTTGATACTTTCAGGAGTTCATAAAGATAAAGTTGTAGATATAGATCCTTTAGTTAAGAGAGCAATAACATTATATTGTAAAGCTCACTTTGGATATGATGACCCTAAGCTATCTGAAAGGTTTCAAGAATCATATATAAGTTTAAAACATCACTTAACATTATCGGCTGAATATACAGGGGTGGTTTAAATGAGAGATTACAGGCATAAAATAGACTTCTTACAAAGAAAGCTAGATGAAAATGGAAAGCCTTTAAAAGACGAGTATGGAGAACTTCTTGAAGATTGGGAAGTATTTAAGAGTAATATTTGGGCTAGCAAAGATCCTCTAATAGGTAATGAAATTTTTACTGCTTTAACTGCTGATAGCAAAGTAGAAGTAAAATTTAATATGAGATATATAGATGGTGTAACAAGTGAAATGAAAATAAGGCATGGCGAAGAAATCTATGAAATAATAGGTCCGCCTGTAAATGTGAAATCTCTAAATAGAGAATTACTATGTTACTGTAGGTTGGTGAAATAGATGCCTAAGATTAATTTTAAAGTAGAAGGGATGGAGCAGTTACAAAAAAGTTTTAAAAAGTTGGGGCAAGTTCCTCAAAGACATGTTACTAATTCAGTAAGAAAAGCAATGAGGATACCTTTAAATAAGGCAAAAGGCGATGCTCCTATTCGGACTGGTGCATTAGTGAAAGGTATGATAGATGTTCGAGAAAATTCAAGCAAAAAGGCAAAATCAGTGCGTAGAATAGTTTTTGATAGAAATATGAATGATATATTTCAAAAACCTAACAAAGAAGGTAAAATAACGGGATATTATCCAGTATCGCAAGAATATGGTTTCTTTGCTAAAAACGGAAGGTATATCCCAGGGTTTAGATTTATAAGTGATAGCTTTATAGAAAGTAAATTACAAATAGAAAAAACTATAGTGGCAGAAATGCAAAAGAGAATGGATGTTGAAATAGTGAAAGCGGGGTTAAAGTAGATGGCGTTTAGTAAATTACACGAGAGTTGTAAAAAATGTAAACATAAAGATGATTGTGATAATAAAAGAATGGTAGCTTGTGGATTTATGGCATTAGATCCAACCTCGAAAATGGTAAACCCCCATATGTCTACCTCAATTAATCTAGGAGATATTCAAATAGGCACAAGTTTAGAAGAAGATATAAATAAACAGTTAGAAAAAAAGTCATATAAAGAGATAAACTGTAATTTTACCTTTGATGAACTTAGGGGGTTGAAGTAGAATGAGAAATCTAATAGATATTATTGAAGATGTAAAGGACAATAAGAGACCTGACTATGAAGAAGTAAGATATGCTTTATTGGTGTATGATTTTATGTTCAATATGGACCATAGAGTATTAAGAGAAATTCTATTATCAGATAAAGAAATACCTAAGTTTATAAAAGAATTAAAAGCTCAAAATTCACATGATATGGCTAGAAATGCTTTAAATAGATCTCCTAAAGAATATCTTGGTTGGAATAGTGACCCTGAAAACCCAGAGTATCAGAAATTTAGGGAAATAGGAAACAAGTTATTAGATAACTTTATGTCTAAGAAAATGGGTGATTAAATGGAAGTAGCACTAAGAAATTTATTAGAAAGCAATATTCAAGAATTTAAAGACGAATTATACCCCACAAATGCGCCAGAAGGGCATACAAAGCCTTATTTAGTTTATACAAGGATTAGTACTAAGAAGATAAAAACTCTTGAGGGTTATACAAGTAAAGAGTATTTAAGTTTCATGTTTTCAATTATGGCAACTAAATATAGAGATATGAAATTCTTGACTAGAAAGGTTGAAGATTTATTAATTTCATTACCATTTAAAACAATAGGAAATTATTACATTGAGGATCTAGACATAAATAATATAGATGAAGTATATGAACATGAATTGAAAATTAATAGAGGGATTATAGATTTTACAATATATTTTGAGGAGGTAAAATAGATGGAAGAAAATAAAGCTATTGAAGCTAAAAGCATAGCTACTATGTCTGAAACACCAAGGGTTGATGATGTACAAAGAGCATTAGGAACAAAACTATTGATAGGAGAGGAATCTCCTTTAGCAGTGGCTAGATTAAGGTCTATAGGTGGTTTAGATTTGTCTGCTGATACAATAGATATTACTACACTTGAATCTGATGGTGGATATAGAGAATTTATAGCAGGTTTCAAAGATGCAGGAGAAGTGCCTTTGGAGGGGTATTTTGTACCTACAGAAGGTAAAGGACAGAAAGAGTTATATGATAGATTTGAGAGTGGAGAAGAGGATGACTATGTAATACAATTTCCTAGAGGTGTAGCAAAATGGGAGTTTAAGGGTATAGTCGTAGGATTTTCTACAAGTGCAGATTTAGAAGATCCATTAGCATTTAGTGCAAGTATAAAAGTAAGTGGAAAACCTAAACTTACTGTAGGGACAGGTGGTGCAGGCTAGGACTAATTTCTTAGCCTTTAATTTCTATATAGGAGGAATGACCAATGGACAAAGAGGATATTAAGAAAATTATAAATGATTTAATAGATAAAAATTGTTTCGATAGTATATCTATTTATAACTTACCAATCGAAGATGAAATAGAGGAAGAAGGGGTAAATCGTGAAAGTGGAGAAGTTATAAATATAAGCTTGAGATTAATTAAGGAGGAAAAATAAATGGCATATATACCAGTAAAATTAGATAAAACTAGGAATTTATTGTTTGGATTCGGAGCACTGCAAATGTTTAAATCTATTCATGGTGAAAGTTTAATGAAGGTAGATTTTATAAATGATGATTTAGAAGATATAATTCCCCTAATGTTTTATGTAGGGTTGAGACATGAAGATAGCGAGTTAACTCTTGAGAGAACCACAGAGTTAATAGATTTACATTTAGGAGTACAAGGGGTAATGGAAATAATTCCTAAAATAATGCAGCAATTGCAACCGAAGGAAGGTGGAGACCAAAAAAACGATCAAAAAGCAGCGGGAAAGAAGAAGTAAGAGACTTTGATTTTGAGGATGAAAGTCTAAAAACTGCTGCTTTTATTGGGATACCTTTAAGTGAATTTAATCTAATGACTCCTAAAGAGTTTTATATATATGTAGATGGATTTAATAAAAGAAAAGAGTTGGAAATTGAAGATTACAAATTTAAGTTTGAAGAGGAACAGAAGGCATTAATATATCAAGCTTATTTAATTAGTAGATGGGTATGGACTAAAAAAGTTGATATAAATAAGGCGTTAGATTTTAATCGGGAGAAGAAAGTAATGACAGATGAAGAAATGCTAAAACAGGTAGAAATATTAAATATGGTATTTGGTGGGGAAGTGAAATAAAAATAGCACCTATAATAGGTGCTATAAAATCTTAGCATTAGTTTTAATTTTATTGATGAAATCTATCATTTCAATATCATTGGAAAATGCACTCTTAGGAATAGCTATACTATCTTCATGTTTAAAGCTGATAACAATAAAGTAATCGTTTATAATAGATATATTTTTAATATCAGAATATTGATGTATTACTGTTCTTAAAGATGATGAAAATTTTAATTCATTATCACTTATATCAATGATTCTAGTTTCTTCAAGTATACCAGAATTTTTAAGGGAGCGGATATATTTCTTCTTAAATCTTTTAGGGTTTAAATGATAGATGAACACATTTAAAGCCAATAATATTAAGGCTATTATCGAGTGAAAATATTCTTTTATAGTTAATGCAAGTATAAAAGAAAAGGATAGTACGATAATTACTATAATAGATATAACTTTAAATTTATGTTTTTTATGGGAAATAAAACTAGATGAAATATATTTCTTCTGGTCTTCTTGTGTGATATTATAAGTAATTTGCATATTATCACCTCCCTTACCTTTTACTAAATAATACCATAAAAAATTGAAAAATCAACTCAATTTGAAAAAGGCACTAGTTAATATTTAGTGTTTTTTTATATCTAAAAAAGGAGGTGGGGATTATTGAGTAAATCAAATTTTATAGTACGTGGTGGTGCTGATTTTTCAGCAATTAAAAAAGAAATGGATAAGACACAAAAACAATTTAAAGGATTTAAGTCTGTTTTAAATACGGGCTTAAAAACATTTGGCAAATTAACAGGAATAGCATTAGGAGCTAAGGCACTTTATGAGTTTGGTAAAGCATCTATTAAGGTAGCATCAGATTTAGAGGAAATACAAAATGTAGTAGATGTAACATTTGGTTCTATGGCTAAAGATATAGATGAATTCTCAAAAGGACTTATATATAGTTTTGGATTAGGAGAGTTGGCAGCTAAAAAATATGCTTCTTATATGGGAGCTATGCTTAAATCTTCTGGTATTTCTGGAAAAGCAGTAAAAGAAATGTCTATGAATTTAACTAAGCTTACAGCTGACATGGCATCTTTTTATAATTTAGAAACAGAAGAAATGTTTCAAAAATTAATGTCTGGGATGACGGGAGCGACTATGCCTTTGAAACAGCTTGGAATAAACATGAATATAACTAACCTTGAAGCTTTTGCATTAAGCCAGGGCATAAAGAAATCATGGAAAGAAATGTCTCAAGCTGAGCAAGTAATGTTAAGATATAATTATTTAATGTCAGTTACATCAGATTCACAAGGGGACTTTGCAAGGAACTCATGGAACTGGGCTCATAGTTTAAAAATTTTAAATGAAAAAGGGAAAGAATTTATGGCTCTTTTTGGTACAGGATTAAAGGAGATTTTATTACCTATAGTGTGGGCTCTTATAGATATTTTAGATGTATTAATCGAAATTGGGAAAGAAATTGGTAAGATCTATGTCATGATAACAGGTAGGAAGGTTGTAGCAAAAACTAATAAAAACATAGGAAATTCTGCAGATTATGCTGCTGATTCAGAAAATGATTTAGCTAAAGGTATAGATAAAGCAACTAAGGCTGCTAAAAGGGCGTTGATGCCATTTGACGAATTAAACATACTTCAAAGCAATTTAAACTCAAATGGTTTTAGAAACATGGATATGAATGATATAAATACTGACTTTAAAATAAGTGATGTAGGGGACGGAATTACTGATGGAATTAGAAAGACTCAAGAAGAAACTAATAAGTTTTATTTTTGGTTTACTGATAAATGGAATAGTTTAAAACAAATGTTATCTGTGCCAATACGAGTACCAGTCCCTATATTCCCACCATTACCCAGTGTAATTTATAATCCTAATTGGGGGCTAGATTTACCGCCATTAAAAATACCAGTATTTCAACCAATACCTATCCCAGTATATGAACCTGAATGGGGTTTAGAACCTCCTCCAGTACCAGCTGTAGATTTTCCTCCAATTCGTAATCCTGTATATAAACCAAATTGGGGATTAGATTTACCAAAACTACCAGTACCTATATTTCCTCCAATTCCAGTACCTGTATATGAACCTAAGTGGGGATTAGAAGTTCCAAAGATTCCAGTACCAGTATTCCCCCCAATTCCACTTCCAGTATATCAGCCAGAGTGGAATTTAGAACCTCCATTAATACCTATTCCAGTACTTCCTGCTTTGGATTATATACCTTTGAGACAATCAGTAGCAGAGATGGAGGGGTGGGTTAAGACACAGTATCAAGAGGTATTATCAAGCATAATAGGGTTCTTAGGAAATGTAGAGGGTAACTTCTTACTGCATAAAAACAATATGGATATTATTACTCAGACGATAGGCTCAGTAGTTCTAAAGAACACTAAGAGTTGGTTGATTACAAAATCTATGAATGTAATCACTACTCTAACATCAATTCAAAAAGCTTTTAATAATTATGGTCTTAGTATGACCAACATATCTAAAGCGGTAGGCCAAGGAATACTAGGGAATTTTAACGCCACTTGGATAGCTTCTGCGGCTAGTTTGGGAAGTTTCTTTAAATCTTCAGGTATGGGATTTAAAGAGTGGGGTTTAGGTATACTTCAAGCAACAGCAGATGTAGGCAAAGGAATTGTGAATAATATAGTAAGTGCACTAAAAACTGCCTATAGGGCTATAGCAAACTTTGCTAAATCTACTGGGGAAAAATCTCCAGGTTCATTTAGTCCTGATACAGGCATTAACACTAAGACCGTTCTAGCCGGAGCATTGATAGGGACAGGAGTAATAGCATTGACACTAACAGCACCTGCTTGGGTACCATATGTAGCTGGTGGTTTAGCAGGATTAGCAGCTATACCCGCTTTAGCTAAAGGTGGAATTACTGATGGTCCTATGATGGCATTAATCGGAGATAATCCTGGAGGGAAAGAAGTAGTAAGTCCTTTGGATGATCTAATGGGTATGATACAAACAGCAGTAAGTGAAAGTGGCGGAAATAGTGGAGATATATATCTAACTGTAAAAGTAGGAGAGGATACTTTAGCCGAAAAAGTTATAAATAATATAAATAGACAAAATAGAATAAATGGTAAGACATTAATAACAATATAGGAGGTGCAAGTATGTCTATTATAAGTATTGATGGTGTAGACTTACCTGCACCATCTACATTTAATATAAACAGGTTTGACATGGATAGTTCAGACACAAATAGGAATGAATTAGGAGAATTGCAAAGAGATAGGATAAGACAAGGAATATATAAAATTGAATTAGAATTTAAGGGAAAGACAAGTTCAGAAATACATTTAATTGAAACTTCGATAGAGCCTTCTAAAATAAAAGTAACCTTTCTTTCGCCTATAGGAAAAACAACTAAAATAATGTATGTAGGAGATAGAAAAGGACCTGAAATGGTTAAGAATGATAAAGTTGTTGATAAAATTCGGTGGAATATAAGTTTTAATTTAATTGAGTACTAGGAGGTGAGTTTATGTATCCAGTTACATCTGATTATAAAGAAAAAATAAAATTAACAGATAGATTGTTTGAAGTCAAAATTCAAATTCAACATTCTAAAGGTGTATTGAATTTAGGAGATAAGGATTTAGTTCAAGGTACTTTAACATATACAGAATCTAGCCAATCAGGAGAAGAATTTACAATAGGTTCCACAGTGGCAAGTGATATATCTTTTAGCATAATGAATAAATCTGAATATAAAAATATAAATTTCATAGGTGCTACAGTAATTTGTAACATAGGGTTATTAGTAAAAAAAGGGATTGAAGCTCACTTTCTACAAGTCAATCAACCAAGTACAATGAAAGGCTTTGAAGAAAAATGGGAGTATGTTCCCTTAGGTAGATTTAATATTGATTATGCTCCTAGACAAAGGAATACGATCGAGATAAAAGCTATTGATAATATGATTAATTTAGATTTGCCATATAGGTTATCAAAACTATCTTATCCCGCTACTTTATATCAGATATATATAAACGCTTGTAATGTATGTGATGTATTACCAGGAACAACATCATTTCCCAATATGAATTATATTGTACAAAAAAGACCTGATGAAGATTTAACCTTTAGAGATATAATAGGCTATGTAGCAGAGCTTAGTGGGACTTTTGCAAAGTGCAACAGAAATGGAGCATTGGAATTAAAATGGTATATTCCTACAGATATAGTATTAGGTCCTCAAAATAGATTTGATTTTAAACCTTCAGATGATACGGTTCAAATTAAAGGAATAATGGCTACTGCAAATGATACAGCGTACCTTGTAGGAAAAGAGGATTATGCTATAGACTTAACTGATAACCCACTTTTACAAGGAGAGTATAAAACCGTACTACCTAATATATTTAACAATGTAAAAGATATAGTATTTACTCCTTATACGAGTGATTGGCAAGGCAATCCTGCAATTCAAGCAGGAGATATGATAACTCAAATAGATAGAGATGGAAAAATTTATAATACATTAATAACTAAATCAGTTTACAAATATAGAGGTAGGAGTACTTTAGAAGGTAAAGGGTTGCCTGAAATATCACAAGGATACAAAGGTAGCACAAATAGAAAAATAGCTGAAATAAAAAGAAAAGTAATCGAAGAGGTAGGAGATACATTAATCAATTATGAACAAGCCCAGCTAAATGCTACTCAATTAATGGCCAATATGCTAGGCGGGTATTTAATTGAAGATAAAGAGAAAGGAATACTTTATGTAGCAGATAACTCTGATTTAAATAATGCTATAAAAATATGGAAATGGGGAATCAATGGATTTGGATATTCTGATGATGGAGGTAAAACTTGGGGAACTGCTATAACTGCTGATGGTTCAATAGTAGCTATGAATATTGCTGCTCACATAATCTCTGCGAATATGGTGAGCACAGGTATATTAAGTAGTGAGGATGGTAGTAGTTGGTTCAATTTGGATGACGGAACCATAAACCTAAAAAATCAACTATCATTCATAGATAATCAATTAACTTTACAAGGGATTGTCACGACTGTGGCTGGAGATTCAGCAGTAACCTTGCATACTGGAGGACTTGATTTTTCCTATGTGGGCGCTTCCAAAGCCACTATAAAGTATAAACAATCACAAATTGGAGATGGGGTGATGAGACCTGCTTTGGAATTCGCCTCGGATGTAAGCAATATGAGGGCTGATACAGAACTCAGATTAACCTCTAAAGGTGCTTTGTGGGCTTCTTCAGGAGCAAATCTAACTCTTTCAGCCTCAGGGGATCTGCGACTATTTAGTAATGCCACTGTAGAGCTAAGAGGGTCTGATGGTATTACATTGAGTACAGGGAAGACAGTGCAGAATGAAGGGTCCATAGTGGTAAGAACTGCTTCCCTAGACTTGCTTACTGCGTCCACCAAATTGTCTGCTCTAAAGTTGGGTTTCTATGATAAAGAGCCAATACAGAAACAGTCTATCCAAGAGCCTGGAGGAACCAATTGGCCTCCTTATGCTCAAGCAATTAGTTATATATTAGATGCTCTAGATAACCTTGGCCTAATTAAAAAGATACCTGTGTAAGGAGGGAGAGACATAGAAACAATCAAGTTAAAAGACTTAATGAAAGTAAACTCAGGAGTATCTAAATTAGCCGATATGATACTTCTTAACGGGAAAGATAATTATAGGGTATACAAAATATTTAAAATTGTGCAAGATGAGTTAAATTACCTGGAGTCCCAAAAGGTCAAGATCCTAGAAAAGTATGGTACTAAGCAGAGTGATGGTTCTATTACTATAGCAGCTAACCACCCAGACTATCCAAGAGTTCTAAAACATTTAACTGAGTTAGGTGAGATAGAGGTAACATTCCCTGAAGATTTATTAGGGGTAAAGATAAATCCTCTTGAAGTAAAACTATCTCCTAAAGATTTGTATGAGTTAGAGACCTCAGGTATTATTCAACTGGTAGAGGAGGAATAGATGTGGCATATAATGAGAGAAGCATTTTAACTGACCTAAATAGAAAGCCCATACCCCAATATTTTAATACTGAGAAAAATACCTATGAAGTTCAAAAGGGGTCAGGAGGAGCATCTTATGCTAAACTGGTAGATGGATCAGGAAATACTGTAGACTTGACCAACAAAGTAAACCAAATAATAGTAGTATTAAATAATCTAGTGGAGGTGGTGAAGGATGGCGTATAATACAAAGCCTATTAAAAGAGATAAAGATAATAACCCTATAGCTCAGTATTATGACCCATCTAAGGATAACTATATTCCATTAGAAGGCAGTGATGGAGCTAGCCACGTTAAAATATTAAATTCAGATAATTCTCCTGTGGATATTAACTTAGACCCTATCTTAGATAAATTAAATCAATTGACAGGAACAGTAATAGATGAACAAACGAGAAAATCTAATGAGATAATTAGACAACAATTATATGATGAAATTAAATATAAATTAGAGCATGGAGAATTACAAGGAGAAGTAGGATCTCAAGGTAAAGGAATAAATATCTTAGGTAAGTACGATACATTAAATGAATTAGCTGTAGCTCACCCAGATGGCTCCGAATTAGATGGGGGATTCTTGGTTGATGGACATTACTATTATTGGGGTGGAACTAAATGGGAAGATGCAGGGTTGATACAAGGACCAAAAGGAGATCCTGGACAGGTTCAAAGTGTAAATGATAAAGTGGGAGATGTCTACCTAACTGGTGAAGATATATGGGTACATCAAAACCAACCATGGCCAATCAGTCATGCACTGAATAAACTACACGAAAGAACTGAGTATATACCTTATGCTACAGATGCTCCTGTAAAGTTAGGGGGCGGTGAGAAATGCCGTACACTAATCTCTACAGAGACAGAGGGAAGGAAGGTTTTTGAATTAAGTGTTCATTGTTCAAATTGGGTGTTAAAGTTCAAGTCTAGAATAAATATTGAATTACCAGATCTAAATGAATTTAGGTGGGGGACCAATGAGATTAAGGGCGGCGAAGATAAGTGGTTCACTATGAGGGTATTGTGCTATAATCAGGGCTCAATCCCAGTACAGTTGGTAACTGAGGGCAAGAACTTCTCAGGGATGGTATTTTGGGATGGTGGAACCATAGCGCCTTCAATACAAGCAGGTAAAACCGCATTGGTTGAATATGTAGGAACCTACTATCGATTTGATGATAGAGTTGTGTGGTTGGCTAAGATAATTTGGCAAGGTTAGACTAGGGGGTACTATATGGGAGAGCAATTATTTAAAGTTGCAACAGGGGGAGGGCAATAGACTAGAGATAGTCTTTTTTTATTGCCCTTATTTAATTTTGGAGGTGTAAAAGTGGAAAATAATTTTACAATATGGACAAAGAGGATTTTATTTGCAATAGGGGGCTTAATAACTACAATATTAGGAGGCTGGGACATGCTTTTGAAAACATTAGTAGGCTTAGTAATTGCAGATTATATATTAGGTGTCACAGCTGCAAAAGTAAATAAAGAAGTAGATTCAAGTGTTGGTTATAAAGGGATATTTAAGAAAGCTATGCTATTTATTCCAATTGGAATTTGTTATAGCTTAGATCAACTATTTGGTACAGAAATACTTAGAAATGTATCTATATGGTTTTATATTGGGAATGAAGGAATATCTATAGTTGAAAACTTAGGAAAAGCTGGGGTACCTATACCTAAGTTTTTAGGAGAGGCATTGATACAACTAAGAGATACAAGTGACAAAGGGGAAATGATAAAATGAAATTAATAGCAATAGATAATGGTCATGGACTTAATACTCCTGGTAAAAGAACACCTGTAATGCCAGATGGAAAAGTAATAAAAGAATGGGAATTTAATCATCCTACAGCTAAGAAGTTAGGAGAATTACTTAAATTAAATGGATTTAATATATTATTTGTTAGTGACACAGAGGAAGATACTCCTTTAAGGACTAGAACAGATAAAGCCAATAATGCCAAAGCAGATGCTTATGTATCAATTCATTTTAATGCTTTTAATGCAATATGGGGAAGTCATGGAGGAATAGAAACTTATCATCACCCTAGTTCAATAAAAGGTAAGGAACTAGCAGAATTAGTCCAGAAAGAACTAATTAAAGAAACAAGACTAAGAAATAGGGGGGTAAAATCAGCTAATTTTCAGGTATTAAGAGAAACAAAAATGGTATCTATATTATCAGAATGTGGATTTATGGATAATCTCGAAGAAGCTAAATTAATGCTAGATGGAAACTATCAGATAAAATGTGCTAGGGCTATAGCCAAAGGTATATGTAAGTATTTTGGTGTTGAATATAAAGAAGAAATACAAAAGAAAGATGAACCTTCTCAATGGGGTAAAGATGATTGGGAATGGGGAATTAAAGAAGGCATTACTGATGGTAAAAACCCTCAAGGTATACCTACAAGAGAACAAGTAGTATCTATGATAAGAAGAAGTAAGACCTTAGAGTAAAATCTAAGGTCTTTTTTTGTTTTTTGTTTCATAGAAAAATATTTAGGTGCATATTATAGAGTATTAAGCATATATTAAAGATATTGTATTGAAAATATATTTCTATAGTGATATAATTCAATGTAATTTATATAAATAGATAAAAGGGGGATGGGAGACATACAAAGTAAACAAATATACATATCAGATACTGTACATAATACAATAACTGTGAGTTCAATAGAAATGGATTTTGTATCATCGACCTTATTTAATAGATTACATAATATTTCACAAAATTCAACAGCATATTTAACTTTTCCAACAAATAGAACTAAAAGATTTGAACATTCTTTGGGGACTATGAAGTTATCTGGAGATATCTTTTATTATAGTATTTGTAATACAGAATCTGAAGTAATAGAAACTTTTTTTGATAAATTTAAAGAAGAAGTGCATAAGATCATAGATGAAGAAATATTAAGTAGAAAGGAATCCAAATATTATAGGGGGATTATAGGGGATAAAAATTTAAAGGAAGAAAAATTAAAGAAATATGAAGATTTATACTCAAGTATTGATAATGTTTTTTATAATTATTATATGCCTAATAATATATTAAAAGAACAAAGATTTCTTTACATGGTTTTATTTCAAGCAATAAGATTAGCAGCCTTACTACATGATTTAGGACATCCACCATACAGTCATATTACAGAAGGTGTTATGGAAAAGGTATATAAAGATACAAAAAAGAAAAAAGGTACTACTACAACAGTAAGAGAAAAAGAATTTTTGAAGATTATGGAAGATTACACAGAAGAATCAGGTAAAGAAAAACTAGCACTACATGAGGCTATGGGAAATAATATGGTAAAAAAGCTTGTAGAGAACTATTTTGATAATTTTTCAGAAATAGATTCATTTGAACATAAGTATTATAGCATTTTAGTTTGTATATGTTTAAAGAGAATATTAGAAGAGAAAACAATTTTTTTTAAAGATGTACATGGAATAATATCTGGACCTCTAGATGGTGATAGGTTAGATTATGTAACGCGGGATATGATGAATTCGGGATTCAACAATGGAATAATTGAATATGAAAGAATAATTTATTCTATTAAAATCTCAATCGTTAAATCCCAAGACGAAGATAATGTAAATTTTTTCTTTACTCCTACAGTCAAATCATTAGCTACAGTGGAAGACTTCTATAGTAGAAGATGGAATTTATATAAAAATATTATATTTCATCATAGAGTAGCGAAAACGGATGCTATGCTAGAGTTAAGTCTGGAAAGTTTAATGAAAGATTATCTAGAAAAAGAAGAACTAGAAGAAAGTGAAAAGATAACAAATGTTTTACCAAATGATATATCGGGTCTATGGAAGGCAATAGAGTTTGCAGCATCAAATAGTGAATTTTTTGACAACTTATCACAATGGGATGATAACTGGATTACCACTATTTTAAAGAAAGAATTTTTTGAAAAATATTACAATGGAGATGATCCAGTTAAATTTAAGTTAGAGGAGTTTCTATCGAATAATAAACATTATTATTCTTTAATAAAGAGTAAAACAGATTTTGATATATTAGAATCAAAACTAGAAATAGCATATGATGAAATCATAGATATAGATTCTGAAGATTTGTCTTATTTTATAAAAATTATTGAGAACAAAAATCAAAAATCATTTATAGAAAGATTAGATGGCGGCTTTAAATCATTAGATAATAAATACGATATTTATGATGTTTTAATGAATGAAACAAAATTATTTATGGAACAAAAATATTCAGATGAAGTTAGCGAAGTTATAACAATAAGAAAGAAAATAAAAACTGGATTGGAAACTGAATTACTGGTTTCTAAAAAGGGTAAACCATTTCTAATCTCTAGGCTTTCTACAATTAAGGAAAAATTAGAAAGAGAAACTTCCTCACCATATTTTTATATATATATAAGATATTGTGAGGGACATAAAAAAGAAATTTTTGATGAAACTAAAGTTGTAAGTGTATTAGAAGAATTAGGAGTATGTTTAAGTGGTATAATAATAAGGGAAATAAATACTTTATTAGAAAAAAAGGAGGAACAAGCATGTTTATAA